ACGTTGTTTCTACTTTTGCTGGTTTTAATACTTCCATTACGTTGTTATCTCCTTCTTAATGTTTAGGTAGCTAATAGCTACGTCAAATGAATCTGTTGTGCTTGATTGCACGGTTAGGGTATTACCACCCTCAACCACTAAAGGTTGAGTCAATAATTCTGTTGTAACATTAGCGGTTAAAGCTGCTGATTTTATGGCCGTAATACTGTTGTTTGTGACTGTAACTGATGGTGTGCCAGCTGATGTAACTAATATAGATTTAATTACATATGTTTCACTTACTAAAGGGTTACCTGTACCAAAAGGATTTATTGCACTTCCTGTTGTGCTATTATCTGTACCTACAAATTTATATTGATTAGCCATTAATTTAAAAAAAAGTTAAACGCTTCAATTTCGTCTTTTAATTCTTCTTGAAACGTTGAGTTTAATTTTTCTACAATTGCATCTAAATCTCTAACTTGAGATTCTGCAACTTGTAAATTATATTCTAATTCAGGTCTAGTTATTACTTGTACAATCTTTGCCATTATCTTCTTCCATCTGGTTGTGTATCTAATCTAAAAGTTCCTAATCTCCAGCTTTGAGATGTTCCTGTATTTTCTACTTTTAAAGAAATTGCTCTGGCTCTAGCTCTAGTATCTACTTTAGTTGTAGAGGATGTTATATCAAAAGGACCAAGTGGTGAACTAGCTTGTGTGCTATTAGGATAGTTTTTTAATTGTAGTGTAACTCTTGTTGTTCCTGTTTGAGATATAAAATCAGGTACAAATCTTCTTATCTTCATAAGAAATTCACCATCTCCTTTAAATGTTGCAACACCTGTTTGTTGACCGGTTGATGAACTACGAGCTTGTGTAATATCAAAATCTCCTGACTCTATATTAGAAGTTATCGCAGTAATTGTACCATTTCTATTTTGATCTGTCCCTGTTTCGTGTTCATAGTAGCTTGTTCTGCCTTCCGTATTACCTACAACATCAAAAGATGTATCAGTGCTTGCATCGTATTCAGTTGCGTGAGGTAGACCAAATATAGCAGAATCTTTCCACATTGTTCTAGCTAAAGAACCAACTGTCCAAACAGGTCTTTGTGGTGATGAATCAAAATAATTATAAGTAACTTGTCTATTAACAACAGACGATCCTGTTGTCGGATAAAACCAAATAACTTCACCATAAAGATTATTTAATCCTGCTGATACCATTTGGTTACCAGAAGATAAATTTATACTATCATAAACAAAGTCTTCAACTAAGCATGGTAGTGATTCTAATCTACCAGCAAATCTAAAGAAACCATTTTCTGACATCCAATAAGCAGCACCGTCAACTTCAACACATGCATTCTGTCCAACAAGTCCACAGTTAGTTCCAACTTGCGCAAACGCAAAGGTAAATGGTTGACCAACAAAACGTTGAGTAAATAAAGCAGTGTCTGTCCAAACATAAATTGCATCTCTACCTCTAATCGCTCCCATGATCTGTGATCCGTCGGCCAGTCTCTGTGTACCAGCTGTATTGGTTGCTGTTGGTGTATACGTATTTATATCTTCTTGGTCCGAAAATCTTATAAACATATCATCTTGTGTTGAAGGTGATCCAATAGTTGTTTCTGTTCCAAAAAATACTAAGTGTCTATCAGGTGTAGATACTAACATGTGACGTGATGCTGTTGGTGCACCAGATATAATTGTTGCTCTTGTTGATGTAGCATTTGATAAACTTGAATCCCATTCAAACACAGCACCATCATGAATTAAACAAATTGCTTTGTCACCAAAATTATCTAATGACCACATACCCGGTTCAAGAACTAAATCCCCTGATGCTGCTTCTCCCCATGCAACATATTCTGTAGAGTTAGTCACTGTTGCTCCGTCACTATGAGCTGCTCTAGTTGTTCCTCTAACTGCTCTTGTAATACCTGTTAAATCGTTTCCAGACACACCTGTGTAAGATATTTCTTCTGTTCCTACCAAAATAAAGTTTGTTCCTGAATCAGGAAAGTTAGCAGTGCTTGTTAATGTAATAGAAGTTCCTGATCCACCAGTCCCAAATGCATTGTCTCCAAGTGCACCATTTAAAGTAGTTGTGACTGCTGAACCATCTTCTCCACCCCAAGAACCTAGACCATAACCAAAACCTTGAGCTTGAACAGCTGGTCCTACTGTGTAATATTTTTTAATTGTTATTCCTCCTGAAGTAGTTGCACCAGAACCACTTTCATTAGAAGCCATTGTAATAGTTATTGTTGTGTTGGTAGGTGCTGTAGTCACCATAAATTTTTTGTCATCAAAATCAGAAGCACTATAATTTGATCCTGTGATTGTTGAAAAATTACTCATTAAAAGTATATCTCCAGGGATTAAACCATGTGAGCTAGAGTAAGTTATTGTAACTGTGGGTGATCCGTTAGTTGTACTGAAAGCACTTGTAAGAACTGTAGTTGATTGAATAGGGTGTATGTCATAAAACACTCCCCCAGAAAAAGCATACAGAATCCTGTTTGTTCCTATAATTGCGTATTTTCTAGATAAACTATTAATAAAATGATGAAGTCCTCTACCAGCTCCTGTTAACTCATTTTGATTTAAACTACCTAATTGGTTCCAGCCACCAATTTTTTCAGGAACACCGTATCGAAATCTAGCGTTATCACATCCTGTCCATTGACCTTCGGCCCCGGTTTCAGAAAGTTGTTTATTAATACCTGGTTGAAATCCTATTTTTTGTAGCATAGTAAACCTTTATATATCAAATTTATAGCCTAATGGATATAATAAAAAGTACGGAGAGTGGTGTGGTGGAACTCTCCGTACAGACCTAATCTATAAACTATTTCTTATTTTTGTCAAAGTTATTGAAAAATATTATTTTTTATCAAAATTGTAAGAAAAAACTATTCTTTTCCCTTTTTTTATTTTGGGTGCCACTGCATGTAACATGTAACTTCTAAATATAACTAGTTTTCCACTTTCGCATGTATACTGACACTTGCTATAAGTTAACTCGTTATGTTCAATATTTTCTTTGTTGCGTACGTTTAAGTTTAAAGGATTTTTAATATCTATATTTGAATTCATAAATATAATAGGTGCATCATCTGGATCAGCATCTAAATAAAATACACAAGAAATAGTGCTTCCTAAATGAGCATGAGAAGGTTGTCCTTTACCTACCGGATAATCTAAAACCCAAGACTCTGTGCAGTCATATAGATCTTTATATAAATGAGATTTTGCATATATATTTACATTTTGAAGTATCCAATTATTTAATTTATTAAATTGTGGATCTTCGTAAACTTGTTTATTACAAAAACCATTTTCATCATAACTATAATTTTTTATAGCTTCTTTGTAATCATTCTTAATCTCTTTTATAAAAGGACAACGTGCTATTCCTATAGCAATTGGAAACCATGTATCTATAGTAAGGTTCGTTGCTATATTATTTTTCATAATAGTTTAAGTTTAATACAACCCTTCTTCGCGTATCTGTTTGTGTAACTAATGCATGCTCAGTGTTTCCATCCATAATTAAAATTTTATTTTCTTCTGGTAATACTGAGCTTTCATTATTTTTAATAAGTGTAGGTCCATTAGATTGATTAATATATAATATGGCTGTTTTAAAATTTTTATAACCGTAATCACAATGCCAGCCACATTGTCTTGTTTTTTCTTCTTTTAAAACTAAGTTAGCTCTTATTTGAATTATTGATAATGAATTTAATTTATCCAGTATAGGTTTAACTAAATTAAAATTATTAGAGGTTATTTCATTATCATTAAAAAAACAGTATGTAAAATAAGGGGAATCTTTTGAATTAAGGATCATACTCTTTCTATAATACCAAGGCAAATCTTCACTTAGAAGATATTTTTGTAAATGTAAAAAGTCTTCTTTATCTAAAAAATTTTTAATAATTTTTATCATAAATAATTAATATTAATATTAAATCTTCCTTTTGTATTTGTACAAGAAGTGCTGCTGTGAGGTAGACTAGAATCAAATAACAATGCTCTATTTCTAATAGACTCTACTTTAGTACCGTCTTCCAATATTGTATATCCATCACAAGAATTAAAATATAAGATAAAACCTTTATGGGGAAAACTATAGTCTACATGTTTTTTATGAATATCTAATTTCTCTGTGGAAGGATAAAAATTTACTTTCATCCTTATTAAAGCTTTTACATCCAACTCATTTAAAATTACTTTAAAATCATTAAAGTAACTACTTTGGGCATTCATGTTACGGTATATCATATGAGTCATGTACCAAGTTTTGTCATCACTCTTTAATTGTTTATTATGATGTGTGTTAATGCCTGCTTGAAAATACCAAGGAAAATGTTTTGATTCAAAAATTATAAACTCTATTTTATTAAAAATTTCATCAGGTAAAAAATTATCAATTATTTTGTGTTCAGTCACTAACATCTCCTACATTCTGCTACTGGATATTTTAATATTTTTCCTTTTTCACTTATAGAAAATATGGAATTTACAAGAATTAATCTTTCTTTTTCTTCAGGATTCCCTGTAAAAACTTGTGCAGCGTGAAAAAGAGATGCATCAAACATAACACATCTATTATAAATACCTTTTATATTTATAGTTTCTTCAAAAAAACTATTGTTAAATTTTTTAGCTTCTTCTATTTTTTTGTTATTATTATTTGAATGTAAAAAATATTCATGTTTAAGTTCTTGATTTTTATCTGAAAATTCTATTGGAGTTTTACGTCTATAAAAACTAGTCCCAGTTTCAGTATGTTTATTTAAATAAACTAAGATGGTTAATTCGCATGGAGAATCTACATGCACCCACCCATCATATTTTAAATTTACAGGTATCTTTTGAAACACTGCCGAAGCAGAAAATTCAAGATCTTTATCTGGATAATAAAGTTTTAAAGATTTGTTTGTAACCCAAGAAAAAAATTCTTGATCAAATTGATGAATTGGTTTTGTTCTTAGTCCAGGAGCTCTTTTTACATTCTCTTCGTATTTTAATTTATTAGCATAGTTAACTATAAAATCTGGATCTTCAAAAAAATTATCCTGTATAATTATGGGAAATAACATATTATTTCTTTATTACTATATTCCAATCTAGTTCAAATATTAATTTTTGTAAATACACTTTTTTTATTTTATTTGTTTTTACATAATTTTGTAATTCTTCTACATCTATTACAATATATTCTTTAGGCATATCAAAAACCATTTTGTCTGCCTTAGTTTTAAAACTTCCGATTTTAGCATTATCTTTCAATGGTCTTAAATCAAATTTAAGTTTTTGATTTAATCTATCTTTAAGAATTCCTTCTACATCCCAAAGTTCTTTTTTTCTTTGACTATTATTAGCATAATTAATATCTACCAACATTTTTAAAAAATTATTCAACTATAGTATCAATTTTGTTGAACTATCACTATTGCCTAAAGTTCCTTTATAAAAAGTATTAAAAGCAAGACTTATTCTCGTGTTAGAACCTTTTTTATTTTCAACTTTATGTATGGTTGATGATCTAAACATAATTAATTTTCCTGTTTCTACAGGAAACCACCAAGAACTAGAATTCCATATGTTAAATTTATCTTTGTCTATGTCAGGATGTATACATGAATAACTGTTTTGGCTAACGATAAATTTTATTTTATCATTGTCTTTATCTGAATCAATATATAATACACCTGATATTATTGAATTAGGGTGAGTGTGCTCGTGATGATATTGATTTTCTTCGGTATAGTTTAACCAAGACTCAGTTATATAAAGTTTAACATCATTTAATGGACAAATAATTTTATCTAAATAATCTTGACATGATTTTTCTAAAAAAATTTTTATTTCTTTAAATTCTATTTCATCTAGTATGTTTTTATTGGTAGTAATAAGATTACTTCCAACATTTTCTCTAGTATTTTTTTTCTGGTTTTTTACAAAAATTAATTCTTTTTCTGTAAATTTTCTATTTATATTAGAAGTATAAATAGGTGTAGGAAACAAGTTATGTATTTCCATATTAATAACACCAAGATACAAAAGAATATCTTGTTCCATTAGTGACTGGATTTACTTTATGAGGATATAAAAAAACAGATGGAAATATAATTAAATCACCAGGTTTAAATTTTATTTTATAATCATTAAACATTACAAACTCTCCTCCTTGGTAGTTATCATTTAAAATACCTACGATACTTAAAATTGGTATACCCCTTACATCTCCACTAAATAAACTCACTATATGATCCGCATGTTTAGACATAATCTGATTTTTGTTATATCTATTAAATCTTAATTTACTGAAACCAGACCATCCTTCAAAAACATCACCACCTAATTTATCTTTTACAATGTATTTTTCTAATCCTTTCCAAACTAAATCTTGAATTTTTTTAACACAAGTTAAATTATCTCCATAACAAACATCAAGTTCTTTTTCTTTATTTTTTGATTTTGCTATAAAAGTTTTTGTATTTGTATATTGGTGTTGCTGCCAATTTTTTTCTTTCTTTAATTCTTTTAAAGTTTGGTTTAAAATATCTTCAGGAATCCAATTACTTAAATGTAATATATAGTCTTTTAAATTATTTAATTCTTTCTTCACACCTTTTATAAATTATTACTATGTATCGGATATTGAATCCCATTGTTGAGTTTCTTCGTTCCATTCATGAAAACTAGCATTTTCAGGGTAAGGAATAGGAGGATTCCATATACAAGTTGTTTCATCAAATACCCAAGAATCAAAAGGTTTAGGTTCTATAAAAGCATCTCTAGCTGCATCATAAGTATATCCTGGACTAGCAAAATTTTTTCTCAAAGGTGTTCCACCTAATACATGCACTCCGCCTTGAGTATTATATGAAGTTTGTTTCCAAACCGCGTCAGGTTCTTTTAAAAGATTTTTTAAAAAATTTATTCCAGCTTCTTCATCTGTTGCTTCATTGTTATGAACAACATGAACTTCAGTAACTATATTATTTTCATCTAATTTTGCAAAATGAGCCATTACGCTGTGTAACTCCCACTTCCTGTAAATGTAAGAACTGTACTTGCTCCATCCGTACCAACAGTGGGTGAACCGGTTGTAGTGCCTGTATAATTTTTACTAGGCATACGAAGTATTACAACACCTGAACCGCCAACAAGATTACCTTGAGCTGGACGAGTACCACCCGCTCCTCCACCTGTATTAGCTGTACCAGGATTTCCGTTTATTGGACCAATTTCTTGACCTCCACTACCACCACCATCTTGAGCACCTCCAGCACCTCCATTGAAACCGCCGCCACCACCGCCGCCACCTCTACCGACAGTTGAACCTGTAATACCAGAATCTAAACCAGCACCACCACTTCCTAAGGCATTTCCACCTACTCCGCCAGCACCACCACCGCCAGCACCTGATGAGCCACTTGAAGGAGAATTTCCTCCTGCGAAACCTTGATTTGAAGTACCTCCACCACCTGTACCATAGTCGGCTCCCCCACCAGAACCACCACCAACTCCATTTCCTTCAGGAGATTGTCCTGAAGAGCCACCTCTACCACCAGCATTTGAAACTACATTTGTAATGTCATCTCCTGCTAATGTAGTGTTATTACCACTACTTCCAGGGTTTCCACTAGCTCCTCCAGCTCCTATTGTTATTGTATATTCTATACCAGGATTAAAAATTAATGCAGTTTCGGATGAACCGCCACCACCAGAAGTTTCACTATTAAAAGAATTTCTATATCCTCCGGCACCGCCTCCACCAGCTCCTCCGGATACTCCGCCACCGCCTCCACCAGCGATAACTAAATAATCTACTTCGTATGGACCACCGCCTCCAGCACCTGCTCCAAATCCTAAAACATTATAACCAAACATGTTCTATTCCTCCTATGCGTCGTTGGCCGCGTCAGTAGTAAAGAATAATTTGATACCTAAAACTCTTGATTCACCAGTAAAAGTATCACTACCGTCTGCTGCGTCTCTATATAATTGAAAGTAAGATTGCTCACCTGCTGCAGGAGAACCCGCAACTGTCATTGCACTACTTTCAGCTGTAATTTGTTGATCTTCAACTGTTCCAATACCAGCATCTGTAACTTCGATTGCTGTCCCAAATGCAACATCGATAGTATCACCATCTGCACATGCAACACCTTGTAAACCAAAAATACAATCTCCTGTATTAGTCGTGCTAGGTGCCCAGTAAACTTGGTAAGTTAAAGTACCTTCATTCCATGACTTAGGCATAGCTATTGTAAATTGTGTATATTGTTTTGTACCAGCATCAAAATCAAATACTTTCATATCTGGTCTTGTAGCTGTTGTTTCTACTTGTTCTGCGTCAGCTCCATTGGTTGTTGCAGCATACATTGCTGCTGCTGGAATCCATATAGTTTCTTTCCCTGCAATTTTAACTGCAGCTGTTCCTGATTTAAGAGTTCCTGTTCCTTTAGGATTTAAATTTATATCAACATTAGTTTCTCCTGTTGCTGATAAAATTGGACCGTTACCTGTTGCTGCGTTAGCTAGTGTAAATTCATTAACTGCTGAACTTGTTGCAGTAAGATTAATTAATTCATTTCCATTTGTATCTGAAATTTTTGTTCCTATTGCAGGGCTAGTTAAAGTTTTATTTGTTAAAGTATCTGTTGTAGCTTTTCCGACTAGTGTGTCAGCTGCTGCCGGCAACGTTACTGTAACATCTGCTGTTGCAGCAGGACCAATTAATGTTACTTTGTTTGTACCATTATCTGTACCTTCTAAAAATTCTATTTTACCAGCAGTTGCTGATCCAGGACTTAATATAGGGTCTGTTAAAGTTTTATTTGTTAAAGTTTGT